CCCCCCCCACCCGCCCCCGGTCCGGGCGCCTCTTGACGGGGCAGCGGCGGGGAAAGGTGGAGGGATTATGCAAAAAACGACATTCCGGGCAGACGCCGACAAGGCCGCAATCGAGGCCGCCGCAGCGGAGCTGCTGGCGCTTTGCCAGGCGGCCCTGCCGGCAGGGCCAGACAAGCATTCAATGATCATCGCCGCCATGTTTGCCTGCCGCAATGCAGCCGTCGACTTCAGCGGCGGGCTTTCCCCGCGTGACGAGCTCACGGTTGCCACGTCCGTGCTGGCGACGATGACCGTCGCCACCGCAGAACAGCTCAAACAGAAGGATGCGCTGTCATTTCTCGGCGACCGGCAATTGCGCGACTGGGTCTTCACAAAGATCGTTTCGGCTGCGGCGAGTGTCGTGGGAGCCGCCGCGCCGGACATCGGCGTGACCCGTTCCCATCAGTCCGCCCAGCCGCGCCGCGAGGCGAGCTGAGCCCGGAACGCAGCCCTGAGCCCGGTTCATGGGGCTGGGCAGCAACACCGGAACCCGCTAAAAACTGAAAGGACAAGACCCTATGGCCCAGACCATCAAGCCAAAGCCCGCCCGGCAGAAACCCGTCCCGAAACCCGCCGCAAAAAAGGCCTCCACAAGCAAGGCGAAGGCGCAGCCGCGCCGGGCGAGCGCAGCGCGCCCCGGCAATAGCGGCGAGCAGGCCCGAAACGCCTCGCCGGTCACCGAGATCCCGCATGACCAGATTGCGCCCTCGCCGCTCAATCCGCGCAAGACGGTAGACGAAGCCTATGTCACCGAGCTCGCCGCCAGCGTGCTCGCCAAGGGGCAACTGCAGAATATCAGTGTGCGTCCGGCCAGCGACAAGCGCGGCAAAGTCAAGTTCCAGATCGTATTCGGCGAGCAGCGCTGGCGCGCGCTCGGCCTGCTGATCGCCGAGGGGCATCTGCCACCCGATACGCCCGTTCTAGCGCGCGTCCTGCCGATCGATGATGCCGAGCATCTCGAGCTCGCCATCATGGAGAACCAGGACAGGGCCGAGGTGCACCCGCTCGAACAGGCCGAGGCCTATGCGCGGCTTGTCGACCTTCGCGAGGGCGAGGCTGGCGCCGACACCCCGTCTGTCACGGCCCTGATCGCCCAGCGCACCGGCCAGACCATCCGCAATATCCAGTACCAGCTGCAGGTCGCCAACAATCTGACCGACGCGACCAAGCAGGCCTGGAATGATGGCCGCATCGGCACGCGCAAGCTCGCCATTGCCATTGCCCGCCAGCCCGCGAAAACGCAGGCCGCCATTATCGAGGCCATGGAATGGGATCCGATCCGCAGCCCGGCCGAGCTGTCCCAATGGCTCGCCCATGATTGCCTGCCGGCCGACTCCGCCCTGTTCGATCTTGGCGCCTACCATTCCGCCGGCGGCACGCTCGCCCATGACCCGGAAACCGACGCCCCCCTGATCGATGACCGCGAACTCTTCCTGAAGCTGCAGGGCGCGGCGCTGGCCCGCAAGGCGGAATCCGTCTCGCTGGCGCTCGGCCTCACCAAGTCCCCGGTCAAGGTGAACTGGTATGAACGCACGCGGGGCCCTCGCGTCATCTGCGAGGATCCGTCCACCGATGACCCGATCCGCCTGCAGCCGGAAGGCGCGCTTGTCGAATACGCGATGGACCCGAACACCGGCGCGCCGCGGCTCGCTCTGGTCAGCCTTGTCGATGCCTCGCCCGCCCAGCGCGCCGCCGCGAAGAAGGCCGCAGGCGCTGCGCCGGACACGCCCGCAGTCCAGCCCCTCGCCCGGCGCAACTGGCTGGCCGGGGCCGAAGTGCGCACCCGGATCCTGCGCAACCATGTGCGCTACAATGAGCGCCTTGCCCTCGCCGTTGCGCTGGTCGCCCTGCTGCGCCAATCGAGCCACACTACACGGCTCTGCCATATCGCGATCGACCGGCCGTCCGGAGACGATGGCGAAATCTGCCGCAGGGTCGATCCCGTCCCCCACCCCGCGCTCGAAGGCCTCGAAGGTTTCGATACGGATGGCCGGGTCACGGACAGCCAGGTTGCGGCCGCAAGCCTGATCAGCCTCGACAGGACAACCCTGCTCTCTGTCTTTGCTCACGTCATCGCGGACCAGTGCGGCGATTCGCACTACACCGCCGGCCCCGGCGCCAAGGGCGAAAGCCTTGCACTGGCTGCGGACATGCTGGCTGGCGCTGAGCACCCCGCCCTGAAGGGCCTGTGTGACGGCGGCTGGCTCAAGGCCTATACCATGCCTCAGCTGCAGGCCCTCGCCCATGACAGCGGCGCCGCCGAGGCGATGGCAAAGGCGGGCGAACCGCTGGCCGCCAACAAGGCCTACCTGGTCAGCACATTGCCTGCGCACATCCCGGCGGGCTACACGCCACCCGAAGCCCGCTTCCTCGACCCTGATGCCGCCCAGAGCGCTGTCGACGCCATGCTGGCGAAGGGGAGCGAATGATGCCCCGCCATTACCGCCAGCGACCTGCCCCGCGTGAGCCCCGGCTCTGGACCAGCGTTACGCTTCCCGCCGCGCTGGTCATCCTCATCGTCTTCATCCTTCCCGTCCTGCTGAAAGGCGGCAGCTGATGGCGGACAGTCCCATCCAGCGCCACCGGCAGACCGAGGAAAGGCTGCAGGGCCTTGCCCGGCATGTGGAAGGCGTGCTTCCGGACGGCGTCTGCTTCGCGCTTGTCTGCTTCACAACCGGCGAGCACGGCGGATATTCAGCCTATGTCTCGAATGGCGAGCGCGCCGACATGATCTCCGCCCTGCGCGAGGCGGCCGACAGGATGCACGCAAAAAGCGACAGCGGCCCTGCTGCCGATATCGAGGAATTGCATTCACGCCTCAGCCGCCATGACCGGCGCGCAGCCACGAGCAAGGCGAAGGCGCAGCGGCGCCGCCCCGATCGGGGCGGCAGCGGCCGCGAGCACACCCCAAAATGACCGACAAGCCGGAGCAGTCCCGCCCCGGCAGGGGCCCGCATGCGCCCATGGCCGGAGGCACGCCCGGCCAGCATGCGGGCCCGCATCCCATTCCGCGCCAGCGCCTTCCGGATCCTGCCCGCCTGCCCCGGCTGCAGGACGGCCCGGCGCCCGCCTCGCTGATTGTCCTTGCAGAGGCCCTTGCGCGATGGAGCGCGGGGCGGCAGGGTGCCGCGCCATGAGGAATAGCTGCCAAATATTATCAAGGTCAGACCAATGAATCCGACAACCCGATCGCCCGATATTGTTCAGCGATGGCCGAACGTGGATGACATTATTAAGCTGATCTGCATGGCCCAGGATGAAGATTTTACAATTCTTGAGGCAATTCAGATTGATGAAATCGGATGGGTGCACCTACGCAGGGACCCGCGATGCCCGTCCTACCTCACAATGCCTCACGCCGCGCTTGACCTGAAGGTCGGGGAAGACCCACCGTCTGGATATTTTGGACACATTCCGGTTTTCGTGCGCGACGAAGTCACTCTCATTGAGGGAAAGCCTGTCGGACGCATACGCCTGAATGCATCAACAGGCGCTGCGTCAAAGAGCTTCGAATGCCACCACGCCGCCATGCTCCCGCCCAGATGACCCGAGTAGCCCTCTACGCCCGCTTCAGCAGCGACCTGCAGACCCTCCGGTCGATCGAGGGCCAGCTGGCCGTGCTGCGCACCGAGCTTGCCCGGCGCGGCTGGCAGGAAGCGGCCGTCTATACCGACGAGGCGCTCAGCGCCGCATCCATGCTGACAAGGCCGGGCCTGCAGCAGATGCTGGCAGACGCCGCCGATGGCCGGTTCGATGCCGTCATGGCCGAGGCGCTGGACCGGCTCAGCCGCGACCAGGCCGACACGGCCATCATTCACCGGGCCCTGCAATTTGCCGAAGTGCGCCTGGTCACGCTCAGCGAGCAGGACGTGACACCCCTGCATGTCGGGTTCAAGGGCCTGATGAACGCCATGTTCCTGACCGAGCTGGCCTCGAAAACGCGGCGTGGCATGCGCCACCGGGTCGCCGCCGGCGCCAGCGCAGGCGGCCTCTCCTATGGCTATGCCACCGGCGCCGAACCCGGCATGCTGGTCATCCATGCCGATGAGGCCGCAATCGTGCGCGAGATCCATGCGCGCTATGCGGCCGGGGAATCGCCCCGCCGCCTGGTCGCCGATCTCAATGCGCGCGCCGTGCCCGGCCCGCGCGGCCGCCTCTGGCAGGCCTCGACGATCCATGGCCAGCGCCGCAATGGCAATGGCATCCTCAACAATGATCTCTATATCGGCCAGCGCATCTGGAACCGGCGCCACAAGGTCACCGATCCGGCGACCGGCCGCAAGCGGATGCGCCCGAACCCGGAAAGCGAATGGATGCGCGAAGACGTGCCGCACCTGCGCATCCTCAGCGATGAGGCCTGGGCGGCCACAAAGGCCATGCAGACGCGCCAGCTCGGCAAGTCCGGCGGCCAGCGCAAGCGGGCCACGCGGCCGCTGTCCGGCCTCATGGCCTGCACGGCCTGCGGCGGCCCGATGACGATCACCGCCAGGGACCGCTATGGCTGCAGCCATCAGCGCCAGCGCGGCACCTGCGCGGAGCGCCGCACCATTGCGTCCGGCGAGATCGAGCGCCGCGTCTTTGCCGCGCTGGAACGGGCGCTGGAAAAGCCGGACGCGCTCATGGCCGCCGGCGAGGCATGGCGCAAGCACCGCGCCGCCGCCATGCGCAGCGCGAGCCAGGCCCGCGCGGCCGATGAGGCTGCGCTGGCGCGGCTGGACGGTCAGATCGAGCGGGCAGTCAATGCCATACTAGATGGGCGCGACAGCCCCGCGCTGGCCGCGCGGCTGAAGGCCATGGAGATCGAAAAGGGGGAGATTGAGGCGCGGCTCGCAGCGAGTGCTCCGGCGCCTGTTGTCGCGCTGCCCCTGCCGGGCGCGCGCTATGTCGGCCTCATCCGGCAGCTCGCGATCGCGGCGGCGGATCCGGAGGCCGGACAGGATGTCCGCAACGCGCTGCATGGCGTGGTCAGCCGGATCAGTGTCGGCTGGACGCAGGCAGGCGAAGCGGAGATTTTCGTGGAAGGCGACCTCGGCGCCATGCTGCATGGCGCCGAGGGTTCGCTAGTGTTGGGTGCGGGAACCCGCATCCCACCCAAGCGAACCGGGTTCGCCTACCGGATTTCGGCGTGAAAGCGCCGCCCCGCCTCGCTCCGGGAAAAATACGGAATTTCCGCACGCTAGCACTTGCGTAAACTACGGATATTCAGTATATTCTTTTCATGGAAGACAGGTTCGACCCCGCCAAGGATGCCGCCAATCAGGCAAAGCACAATCTGTCGCTGGCCTTCGGCGACGGCATCTTCGAGGATGACAACCATCTGATCCTGCCCTCGATCCGTCCGCAGGATGGCGAGGAGCGGTTCAAGGTGATCGGTCAGGTTGGCGAGAAATTGTTTACCGGCGTTTTCGTATGGCGGGACAGCCTGCCCCGCTTCATGTCTGTCAGAAGGAGTAACAAGGGTGAAGAAAAAGCATATCATGATCCCGGCTGATCCGGCCGACCCGGAAGATTTCAGCGTCTCGGCAGAGGCGATGGATCGCGGCCAGCGTGCCCGCATGATCCGCCGGACGCGCGCCGCCCTGGGCCTGTCCCAGACCGAGTTCGCAGCGCGCTTCCGCGTTGCGATCGGAACACTGCGGGATTGGGAGCAGGCGCGCGTCACGGCGCCGGATTTCGCCATTGCCTATATCCGCGTGATCGGCCAGCACCCGGACATTGTGGCCAGCGCGGTGGCCTGACCCCTACGCGCCCTGCCCGGTCTCCGGGCGGGGCGCACCTGCGGCGGGAACTTCCCCGGCCCTGACGGCCGCCTCGAAGGCCATCTGACGGATCTCCAACTGGATCAGGCTGACCGATGTCACCCATATGCCCAGCAGGAACAGGAAGCCCCCGCCGATCGGCAGCAGGATAGAGGCCCCGATATAGCTGCCCGACAGGAACAGCCAGGCAGGATAGACATAGCAGAACACGCCGCCGAGCATCAGCAGCACGCCCCATGTCACGCCGGTGCTGCGATGTTCTCCGGGCAGGCGCGGCCGTTTCCAGCGCGGGGCGGGCGGGGTGGATATCCTGTACTTCATCACGGCTCCTTCAGCGGTCGGCCGTCATGTCACCCGGCAGCCGCGACAGGGTCAACCCTTGCCGGAAAATGCTGACTGAGCCGCCCCTATTTTTCCTGCTTCTCCATGCGCACTTCCAGCCGTGCCAGGCTGACGCGCAGCTCGACGATCTGGTCACCCAGCTCGCGTTCGCGCTCGCGCATCCGCTTGATGACATGCTCGGCCTTGCCGAGCCGGTGCTCCAATGGCCGGGCCACCAGCCAGTAGGAGGACAGGCCGCCCAGGCCATAGACCGACAGCATCGAGATCAGCACCATCGCGGGCGATGACAGGACCGGCTCGACACTTGACCAGTTGCCGACGACATAGGCGAAGCCCCCGCCGATCACCGACAGCAGGAACACGATACGGGGCCAGACCTGGAACAGCTGTTCCGGCAGCTCGGCGGTTTTTTCAGATTCGTCCGTCACGGGCAGTCTCCCTTGATAGTGTGAAAACCGGGCGGCGGCCGAAGCTGCCGCCCGCGATCATCTCCGCCCGGTCAGCCCGCGCGGCGGGCGGCCATCACCGCCTTGAACTCGCCATGGCTGGCGCGAATGGCCTCGCCCATCTGGAGGAAGTCATCCGGTGCCGGCTGTTCCGGCATCGTGGCGATCCGGGCGCGGATGCGGGCCGCAAGGCCGTCATCGAAGGCAACGCCTGCGCGGGCGTTGGCATTGGCCCGGTCGATCAGTTCGAGCGCATCATCGAACCAGTCCGGCACGTCGCCAGCATCATCCTTGATATATTGCTCGATCAGCGGCGTCGCGAAGGTCGACACCATATTGACGATTCCGAGCCATTTCACGGCATCTTTCAGCATGTCTTGTTTTCCTTGAAATTGGGTGTTGATCGTCCGGGCGGCACCCGCCGCCCGGATCGGTTTGACCAGCCTATTCAGCCGAAGGCAGGGACTTGCCGAGCTTGATCACCTGCTCGATCTTCGGGCGCAGGGTAACCCAGTCGCGCACGGCCTGGTCCATGGCGGACTTGGCCGCCTCGACCTTGTCAGCCGGCGCATCGGCAGCGACCAGTTCGCCATAGATGGCGCGATAGGAGATGACCGAGGCCCAGACATCGGCCGCCACCGCGACCCGATCGGCGGTCGCGTCGAAGGCCGCTTCCAGAGCCGCGCAGGTTTCAATCGGCGTGGCGGGCTTGGCGCAGTCGGCTTTCGCCTGTTCCTGCACGTCATAATAGACGCCGATCGCGGCCCAGGCCTTCTGGTCGATCGTCTCGGCCGCATCGGTGAGCTCGACGACGGCCTCTTGCGTTTCGGTCAGCTTGGCATTACCGGCGCAGCCGACGCACGTACCGAGCGACAGCGCTGCCGCGAGCGCCATGAAGGCACCCCTGATTCCAATGTCCATGACATTTCCTTTCATTGGTGGAGTTAGCCCGGCGATCCGGCCGGGCGCGGTTTGACTGGGTCAGGCCTCGTTGGCTGACAGGCCGCCATCCGGCTTGCGCCAGATACGCCGGCAATTGGCCGGCTGTCCGATCGCATAGAAATTGCGTGCGCCGAGCAGGCGGGACTTGTCGACGCGGACAATCGACACCGCGTCGCCCTGATTGCCGCCGAGAACATGGAAGGCGTGCGCATCCTCGCCGACATAGAGCCCGACATGCCCGCCGCCCGGCCGCTCGAACACGAGCACGTCGCCGAGCACGGGCCGGCCGGTGACGGCATTGCCCCATTTCAGCCAGTTGCGCGCGCCGAGCATGTCCTGCCGCACCGGCTTGCCGGCCCGCTTGGCGATGACGCCGGTGAACAGGCCGCACCAGGGGATGGAATCATCCTTATAGAATGAGGCAAGCCAGCCGCCGATCTCGTCGGCCCAGCCCGTGACCACCGGGTTTGATCCGGCGCCGGACACCTCGCGTACGCCATGGAGAGCGAGTCCCTCGATAAGCATGCGCGGGCCGGGCTCGGCCGCGAGGTCTGCATAGGATTCCGGTAGCGGTATCAGCATGCCGATATACTCCTTGTTCTGATTGTATGGAGGGACGCTGTCCCGGCCAGGCGATGAGCCGCTTTTGCGCGGCCGCGCAGCGCGCGGCCCGGCCACAGAGCCATTGGCGCCAACCCTAGTAGGACTGACGCCCCGCCGCATAAAGCGCGGCAATTTCCGCGTCAGAAAGTGATTTATCCCAAAGCCGCACGTCACCGAACCGGCCAATGAAATCACCAGTCAGATATTCTGTGTGGTCATTTATTCTCGTGTACCCTTGAGCAAGCGAAAGCGGCCCGGTGTTTCCGGCAAACGACGTCGATGACCATGACGCGGAAGACAATGTTACGGCAGAATTGCCAAGAACCCGCCATTTTGAAGCGCCAAGCCTGATGGTCCACAAGTTCCATTGGCCCTCCAGCATGACACGAGGATTAGCGCCGCTCGATCCTGCCTGATATCCCATGTAGACTTGGTTTTGCTGGTCGGTGTTATCGCCTGAGCGCGCCATCCAGAAGTCACCCAATGCGTCGCTTGGCCCGCGAATGCTGGCCAGCGCGCCGTAGAATGGGCTGGCAGGTTCCTCATACATCCAGAACGTCAGCGTCGGTGTTGCTATCTTGAAGTCCGTTATGTCTGCATGGTCCACGATAAGAGCGGGGCCGGTGCCGCCCGGAAATGCGCCTGTGAAGTCCGTCACCGGATCAAGCCCAAGGCGAATCCACATATTCGCACTGCCCACCGCATCCGCGATTATGCCCGAGGCGTCCGCGCCTGCGTCCGGGTTCCACGCATGGATGACGCCCGCCTCAAACACAGGACCACCTCCAGGGTCGAGGGTGTGGTCGCCCTCAGAGATAGTATTTGGACGGATATTATCGGCCCCAAAAGCCAGACCTCTTGAGGGCAATAGCAGCCCGGACGACGAGCTTTTATAGATCACGTCTGGATGCCCTGAAAGTAGTTGCCAAGCTCTGTCATGCGAACATCACTGTCAATTACGCCAGCCGACCGGAGTATGAACACAGCGGCCTGCATAACAGGGTGCGTGCCTGTGAGGCGGGTGCCAGATTGAAGGCGCATCATTTCCGCAATAGAACGGACATTCACATCACCGGCATCGAGCGCGGCAAAATACCGCCCGCGCTCGATCTCGGTGAACATTGAGAACACCTCAAAAGGCGCAAATGTGGGCACCGTAGGAGCCGCAATGAATTGCCCGTTTTCCCATACATAGCCTTCCTCAATTATGTCGCTATCGGAGGGGTAGATGATCTCCCCATTGGGGAAGGCTGCTTTGATGGCCTCTTGGTTTTGGATCACAAGGCCAGAACCAGTTTGAACAGCCGAAACTTTCCCTTCAAATAAAACAGTGTGCTGAGGTTTGATAACAGCGATCCTTACATTTAATCCGGATGCGCTCTGCAGTTCCGAGAGAGTAGTCATTAGGCGTATTCCCAATTCGTGCTGGCCGCGTCATAGACAAGGCTAAAGGCGCCCACCAATGCTGCATTTATTGTGAAGTCAGCAGCAGCTCCGCCTATCGTTCTGCCATTCCGCGCCAGCGTAATGTTGTTGGTGGCGACGTTGCCATCTGCGTCGGTGATCTGCACTAGGTCGCCATCGGCCGGTGCGGCTGGCAGCGTGATCGTCACGGCTGCCGTGCCAGTGCGGACTCGGCACCAGACATTACCAGAGCCGAGCGATATGCTCGCCGCGACTTTTATCTGCCGCAGCAGATAAAAGGCCGGGACCGCGTCCGAGATTACATAAAGCGTCTTGTCGTCAGGCGGGCTTAGCGCATCATATTCCGTCTGCGTAAGATATTGGATCGCCGCCACGTCCTCGGATGCCACCATTGAGCCAACCGTGTCCGGGCCGAGGCCGACAGCCAGACGCTGCTCATCTGTGATCAAGTAAGGCTCGCCCGCCAGCAGGGCCGAGGCCGCCGCAGCGGCCCCGATCTGGCCGCGGGTGCCTCGCTTGGCGCGAAACACGTTTGCCATGGCTAGAAGGTCCCGCCATCGATCGTGACCGCATCGAGGGCCACGCCGGAAATCGTGCCGCCGACGATCGCCACGGCGCCGGCGCCCTGGGCCGCCATGCTTCCGGCATCAGTGATCTCCGAAAGCGTGTGCGTGTGCGCCGACGGGGTGAAGGTCGCAGGCTTGTTCGCCACCTGCGTCCAGTCCGGCGTCCGGTCCGCCATTTCCTGATAGGAGGCTTCCAGCGTCTTGTCGCCGGCGCCGGTATAGCGCCATTCGCGGCCGTCACTGGTGACCACGGAAGACCCGCCAACGATCTCGGCCTGCTGCGGCGCGGACAGATCAGCAATCGCGCCGGACGATACGATGGGCGCCGCGAACAGGGCGGCAGGCAGGCGCGCCACATCGAACACGCCGGACGTCACCAGCGCGGCATCATGGGCCGCTGGCGCGAACTCGGCCGGCTTGCCGGTGATGCCGGTCCAGGGCGCCGCATCGGCCGTGGCCGCCGCGTTGACCTTGCCGTCATCGTTTGGATCATAGACCGATTTCAGCATGTCGCCGCCGCCGGCCGCACCGACCGCCGCCTGAACAAAGGCCGTGGTGGCGAGCCGGGTTGAATTGTTCCCGGCCAGCTGGGTCGGCGCCTCGGGGTTGCCCGTAAAGACCGGGCTTGCCAGGGACGCAAAGTAGCCGCGCCCGGCCATCGGCACGATCGATGTGGCATTGCCGCTGCCATCATCGCCGAAGCCTGCATAGGTGATATCATCCACCTGGTTCCAGCAGATCTCGCGGGACTTGAGACTTGCCGGAGCTCCCGGTGCGCCGGAGATACGGGCCTTGAGTTGAATCGTGACTGGCATCAGAAAAATCCTCCATCGATGACTGTGATTTGGCCCGGCGGGCCGACAAGTGTTTCAAGCCATTCCGCCTCACTGCCGGAAAAGCCCTGGGCGACGGCCACGTCATAGGCCGAGGGGCCATTCGGCCCGGCCGGACCGGCGACCCGGATTTCGCGGAACTGCGCGTGCAGGGGCTCGCCGGGCAGGAACTCGACCGAGGCAAGCGCGGCGGTCGGGGCGAGGATGGCGAGGGCGCTAACTGACATTGCGCGTCACCGGTTTGCGCACTGGCCAGCGCCAGAGGCCGGGAATGACATCCTTCGCCGCGCCCTCGACCCGCACGAAATCGAACACGACAGACGAGTCGGGCGCCATCAGGGCCGTCGCTGCTGCCGGCAGCGTCACCGTCACGGCCGTCTCGGTGGCGCCGCGCACGACGCTGATCGATCCATTATCGCTGCGCGCCTCGAACAGGGTCTCGGCCGCATCGACATGGGCGCGGAACTGCGCCACCAGCACACCGCTATCGAGACTGACCGCGTCGGCAAAGGCGTTCGGATAGGCAATCGCGAGCGGCGCATCATAGCCCGGCGCGATCGGTTCAACAGGGAACTGCATGGCTCAGGCCTCCGCTTGCGCCTAATCCGTGTTCCCGGACGCGCCGGACGGCGAACCGGGTTCGCTGCCGGCGGGCAGCTCGATCACACCGCCTGGCGGCAGCTTCGGGCGCGGTAGCGGGCGCGTTATCGGCTTCGGCTCAGGCAGGACGATGCCGCCCGGCTTGTCGCGCGAATTGCAGGCTGTGAGCAGGCTCACGGCCAGGGCCGCGATCATCAGGGATTTGACGGTCATGGGAGACTCCTTTCAGGTGGGCAGGAACGCCCGTTACAGATGGGTGACATCGACGATGAATATTTGCGGGGCGGGGCTCGTCGTCGTCGGACCCTCGCCGCCCACCATGTAAAACTCGAACGGCATGACACTCAGCGACACGGCCGTGGAGGACGGCATGTGGACGCCATAAGTCCATGAGCGGTAAGGAAACTGCCCCATGAATTCCAGCTCCGGCTGGTAGTAGTCGTAGAATCCGGGGGTCGTCTGGATGGCCGCATAATTGCGGCCGGACGGCAAGCCGCTGGTGGTCCCCACTCCGCCTACGGCCTTAACCTGCAAGGGGGCGGCACCGGAGTGGAAAACGACTTGATTGGACACGTTGCGCACGATCAGGCCATAGGTGACGCCGGGATCGGCCGTGTAATAGTCAAACACCCAATAATCGAATGTCGCGCCACTCGCGCCCAGGAAATAGAATGTCCACGTCGTTCCGGACACGGATGTCCGCCAGATTCCGACCGTATCCGCCCCGGGATCGATCGCGATCATGGGGGCCACAGCGCCGGTCACGGTCACGCTTGCGAGCTTGAGGCCGGTCGCCCCGCCAGCATCCCCCGTGCAGGTCCGGCTGCCTTTCGAGCGGAATGAAAAGTTGCGGTAAGACCCGTCAATCTGCATGACGCCGCTGGCATTGGTCACCCGGAATCCATAGGCCATCAGTAGACCCCGTAGACCAGTTTGTGATCAACGCCCGATGCGCCGCCCCAGTCCCACGACAAGCGGTTCAGCCCCGCGTCGAACGCAAACCCGGGACTGCGGGTCGAATAGGTTGCCAACGCTGTTGCCATCCAGAACGGGGCACCCTCGGCAAACCCGGCATTGGTCACGTAACCATTGACCCCGCCGGTGATGGTCGCGACCCCCAGGACTGTTCCGACCCGGTCGGTTATGTCGAGGATGATATTGCCCGCAGCGTCCCGGACCCTCAATCCATATGCCATCAGGTCAGCAGGCCCAGCTCGACCCGCACCACGCCCCCGGCGTCATAGACCTTGGCGCCGGTATTGGTCTGCACGAACCGCTCGCCGCTGGCGCCACTCTGGATCGTCACAACCCCCGCCGCCGTGACGACGAATTTACCGGCAATATTGATAGCCCCGGCCGTGACCGTGCCGAGATTGGCACTGATTGCCGACAGCGATATCACGTTAAGCGCCGCCGCCGTGACCGAGCCATTGACCAGCAAGGCGCCATCCAGGACCAGAGAAAGTATCTCCCAAGCCGAGCCGTTCCAGATGCGGGTCTGACTGAAGGCGGGCGAGGCGGAATGGATCGTGACCCGGTCGCCGAGAACCTTGGTATAGCCCGATGCCGTGATCGCATTGTTGGCCGTCGTGTCCGACCACGCCGCGCCGGACGCGAAGAACAGCTGCGCGCCACGCTGCCCGGCGGCCCCTGCCGCACCTGCTGCCCCGGTCGCACCCGTCGCGCCAGTCGCCCCGGTCGCACCCGTTGCCCCGTTCTGGGCAAGAATCACCGGCGCCGTCCAGCTCAGCGAGCTATCTGTCCCGGTGACACCCACAATACTTGCGAGCGCGTGCGAGACCCAGACGGCCTCCGGTCCGGATGGCACCGCCCCCGACCAGAGCGAGGGCGGCGAGAGCGTCTGCGTGCCGAAATTATAACTCCCGCCCGTTGGCGTTGACGGCGCCGAGGATGCCCTGCGATAGACCGAAATCTGATAGGTCGAGATACCGTCCGCGCCGGCGGCGCCGTCGAGCCCGGCCGCGCCATCCTCGGCGATCCGGAATGGCGTGGCCCAGCTGCCCGCCGTGACTGAGCCGGTATCGCCGGTGATCGAGAAGACGTAGCGCGCGCCATAGATCGGATCCAGCCCCGTGGGCACATCCAGCGCCCAGCCCGAGGGCGGCGTCAGGACGTTGGTGCCGAAGTTGAACGATCCGCCGCTGGGCACGGTTGGCGCCGAAGCGGACCGCTTGAACACGATCGCGGTATAGACGGACTTGCCCGCCGACCCATCCGCACCGTCAGCGCCTGGAGCGCCGTCTGAACCGTTCTGGACCATCAGCCCCGGCGCCGACCATACGATATCGGCATCGACACCGCCCGCGCCGGAGACGCTGGCGATCGCTACGCTGCTATAGAGCGGATCGGCGCCACCCGGGACAACGGCCGACCAGCTTGCCGGCGGCGTCATCGTCAACGTGTCAAAGTCAAACGATCCGCCCGTTGGCCTTGCGGGAGCCAAGGCCGATCGCCGGTAGATCATAAGCTGAGCGACCGTGCTGCCGTCCGCGCCATCGACGCCGGCAGCGCCGCCCGTTCCCGCGCCCGTGGTCACCCCCTGAAAGTCCGACCACGCCCCCGCCCGCTCGCCATGAACATAGCGGAACCGCACCAGATAAGCCGTAAGCGGCAGGAAGCCGCCGAAATCCACTTGCGCCCGGTCCGGTTCAAAGAAATTGACCGAGGCGGCCCCCGAAACAGCTGGTGGGGCGCCCCCGTCTGAGACGCCGTATTCCATCACAACTCGATCTGCAACGAGATCGACCGGGTCTGCAGGCAACGTCACATCCAGCCGGATACCCGGCTGCTCGACGCTGCCGCTGATCAACTGGACTGCGCTGGCGACGACAGTAGGAACCAGAAGGTCACTGAGGCCATCAACCGGCACACCCGGCGGATCAACCAGGTCCGTGGCCGTTTCCTTCACCCAGACCAGTTCATCCGGAAAGACTTCGGACGCCTTCACATCCGCGCTGCCATCGATCTGGCGATCCGCCTCCTCCATGATGAACATTTTGCCATCCGGGAAGCCGCGCAGGTCACTCTGCCGGAGGAACCATTCGCCCGGCGCCAGCAGGCGGGCGACTTCGGGCTTGTATGATTCTTCCTGCTCCAGGATACGCCGGCTGTCCTCAATCTTGAGCTTCGCAATCCTCTGGGCCCGCTCGCTGCTGGTCTCCAGCTCCAGATCGAGGCTGTCGGCAATCTCGCCATTGTCATCATCGACATAGGCCTCGACCGTGACCGCCGGGAAATCGTCCCGCTTCCAGTCCGCCGCAGGATTGACGAACCGGCCCTCGATCTTGTTCACCATGTCATCGATGCGGCCGCCGGGATCGATACGGCTCTTGCTGCCGCGAACCAGGTCATTGTCGGTGATCGTCACGACAGGCGTGCGCACGAGAGGCGGCCGGAAGGCGATCCGCCCGCCCTGGTCTATAACGCGCGCCGCCATCTGGTCGGCCAGCCGCTGCAGATTCTTCTCATGGCTTTGGTCTGCCGCGAGCAGGCCATTCACCTCATAGCGCTTCTGAGTGCCGCCGGCCTTCAGGTCGACATTGTCATCGCAATGATCCGCCAGCATGGCGAATTCGGCATAGGGCACGGCATCAGACGCCTCGCCTACGCCGAACCACATTGCGCTCGAGCCCGCCATGATCCGGATACCGCTTCGATAATGATCAGCTGCGACCTTGGCATTGGCGCTATAGACCCAGGTGCCCGGATCGTCCCAGCGCTGCGTGCCGGCGCCGCCAGCCGTCGAATCCAGCCGCCTGTCATAAAGAAGCGCGCCCTCGCCGCCGAAGCGGTAATCGAAACTCTGCGAGATATCGTCATCCCAGAGGTGCTCCATGATCACATAGGCAACGCCCTGTAGGCGGTGATTGACCGTCCAGAGCGGCTCGGCTGCCACAAGATAGGCATCCGCGACCTGGTCGGGCCTCCCGTCATAAAAGGTTGCCCAGCAGCGGTCTTCACCCTTGTCGTTTTTGATGCGGAGCAGCGTGCGGACGCCGTGCACCAGCGGAGCATCGCGCACCAGTTCGCCATTGACCCAGATCTTGTCCAGCTTGTTGATGCGACAGTCGGCGATGGCCCGCACGCGCTGCCAGTATTTCTTCTGCTGTCCGTTTGTGAAGTCAGCCACGAATGAGCCATCGTCCACGAACCGGCCGAGCGGAAGCTTGCGCGGCACCGGATCATACCCGTCCTGGAAGCCGATCTCCACTTTCCCGGCCTTCGTTTCCTTGGTCCGCCACGGGATCGTCTTGCCTTCCAGCTTGGCGATCAGATCGAAGCCGAGATCACCCGGAAAGATGCGCTTCTGCCCGGCCGGGCTGCGCGTCTCCATTCGCCGCTCCAGATAGGCCAGCATGCCGCTTTCGATTTCCATCGACAACGTCGCCGGCTTGCCCGCCTGGAGCTCATCCGACAGGTTCCGGATGCGTCCGCGCTCGTCCGCCAGCACATCGCCAACGTCTGGCCCGGCGCCCGCAGCCCAGGCGATCCGCCGCAGACGCACCTGACGACGCCGCCATTTCTGGTCAAGCAGATGGCCGATCGGGTCCGCATTGTTCGTCTGGCGCGAGCTGTCGAATTCAAGGTCGAATTTTTCCGACTTCAGGCCCGCCGTGCGCTTCAGGCTTTTCGGTGCGCGCCAGCGCTGGCCGAGACCGGTCCATGTCTCGCCGTCGAATACGACGCTGCCATGACCGCTCCACCAGCGCAGCGTCTCTGCATCGAGACTGATTTCAAGGAACCAGCGGACGATCCGGGACGCCATCAGCGCAGCACCTGCTCGGCCTCGAAACGGATATCCCAGTCATTGAAGCCCTCCTTGACCTTTGGCTTTTTTGACAGCCGGAACTCACCGAGCGCATAGAACCGCTTCGGCGCGGGCGCGGCCGCATGCGGCGCCCAGGGGCGCGGCCAGACACTTACCGTGCAGGCGCCCGCACCATCGGCCACAGCCGGCGCCTGAACCTGCCCTGCCCAGTATCCGTTCGCTGCCGTCCGGTAGCCGATCATGTCGCCATAGTGGGCGGCGCGGCCGGCTCCATAGCCACCCAGCGTAAGCGTGCTGGCGGCCGGATTATAGGACGTTATGACAAGGCCGGTATCGTTCACGATCAACGGATCGCGCGGCCGCACACGAAGTGAACGCCAGATGGTGAAGCTGCTCTCGCTCAGGTTCCGCCGGGCAAGGAAACTGTCCCAATGGTCGAAATGCGCCCGGCTCAGCACCGCCACCCGGACATCGATTGTCCAGAAGGGATCCGCAATTTCCATGATGTCCGCATCGCCATCATTTGAGAAGGTGGCCGTCTGGTTCTCATTGCGCTCCCAGGTCGCTTCGGTAATGCCGTAGCTGGGCGCCTGTTCTTCATCAAACATCGCCTATCTCCTGAAGATGCGTTTGCGCTCATGACGGGGCGTCGTGACCGTCTGCTCACGGTATATTACCTGCTCGACCGTGCTGACCAATTCCCGGTTTTTTTGATCCAGCGCCTCCCGGAAGGCCGGCACTGCCTCCCGGTCAACCGGGCCATAGAAGTTCAGGCGCGACCCCGCCACATTGATCTGCCGCCCGCCGCCCGTCAGGAAGCTCGCAGCAGCGCCCAGCGGTTCGCTTGCGCGCGCCACCTGCGCCTCGACATCCACGCCGGCGTTGATCAGCTTCAAGAGGTTCGCATTCTTGCGTGTGCCTTCCTCAGTGATGATGCTCTCACCCTTGGAGGCGCGAATGTTGATACTGTCGGATCGGCCTGTTCCCGGCCCCTGCAGGCCGATGACGCCATCCTTGAAGCCGGGCACTAACGACAACGCCTGCGAGAGCGCGTGAGTGGACGTCAACGCAGCTGCGGCCGGCGCCGCATTGGCCCCCAGCGTCGCCAGCGACGCTGCCGCAGCCGCCGGCGCCCACGCGGCAGCCGAAACCGCCGCCTGGGCGGTGGTCGCCGCGACAGCGGTTGCGCCCAGCGTCTGCCCCAGCGCAGCCTGCGCGACGAGTTGCACACCATATGCAACGAGCGCAGAGATCAGGTTTGACGCGATCGAGCGAGCCGCATTCTCCATGCTTTCAGAAAAGTCATCTCCGAATGCAATGGCCCGCCCGGCCGATTGGCCAATGGCTTCCTGCACCGCACCGCCGGGACCGAACGTGTCGGCAAACAGGATGCCGATATCGCCCGCACCCTTTTCGGTTTCCGCGCGCATGATGTCCCATTGTGCGCGGAAGCCCTCGCCGATTGTATCGGCCTCCTGCAGGGCCTCCTGCAGCCGGTCATCTGCCATCCGCGCACGGATGTCCTTGACCGTCTCCAGATGCGCCTCTTCGAGGGCGCGGAGTATATCGAATTTGCCTTCTTCGGCTGATATCTCCTTGTCGATCTTGGCGACGAGCGCCTGATACTCCACCTCGGCAAGAGATACATAATCTCCGAGCGCCGCCGCACGCGCTCCAAGCACCTGCTCGATAAGCTTCTGCTTGTCAGCCGCCTCCTTGTCATTGAAGGCTTTTATGTCGGCAACACGCTGTTCCTCGATCAGCGCGATCTTCTGCGCACGCGTCTCGGCGTCAACGACTTCAGTCTCGGCGGCGGCCTTGGCGGCCTTGGCACGGCGGTTGATAATGGCAACTTCATTGCCTGCGGCGGCATCCCGCGCATCCATCAGGGCCGCGATACTTTCCTGTTCCTCGGCCGCCGCATCGGAAATCGCCTTGTCGCGCAGCTTCAGCGCCTTTTCCGCGAGCGCATCCTTTTCCGTCTGCGCCACACTGAGGCTGGCAATCTGCGACAATTCCTCTTTGTACGCCCGCTCTGCCAGTTCCCGCTTCGTGAGGAACGCATTTGCATAAGCGTCTTCAATGGACTTGATGGCCGCGAGCTCTTTCTTGTCCGGATCGGTGGTCCCGCCGCTTCGGCCGCCGCCAGCGGACGTGTCGGGCACAGTAGCGGCAGTCGGATTCGTGATTTCTTCCATGCGGGCGCGCGCTTCGGCAAGCTTCTCTTCGAGCGCCGTCGCGGCCGCATACTGATTCGATAGCCCGGCCTCTATGCCGACAAGTCCGCCATTTTGAAGACTGGGCGAGCTGCCGACGCGCTTCCTCGCATTTTCGGCTCGCGACTGGCGCCGCACCAATTCGGCCTTTGCTTCGGCGAGCTTCGCTTCCGCGGCATCGAGCGTCGCCTTGGCCTCGTCACGCTTTGCAGCGGCGAGCGCGACGGCATCTTCTTTGGCGTCGCCGGTCGCCTTTGTCGCCAGAAGTTGCGCTTCCTCGTATGCGTCAAGCGCGGAAGTCACCTCGTCGACCGCGCCGCCATACTCGCCTAGCGCTGCCGTGCTTTTATCGGCATTGATCGCCAGGTACGCGAAGCCCGCCGCGAGCGCCGCAACGCCTATGATTATGCCAGCCGGCCCCATCATGGCGGCGGAGGCAGCCCGAAGAACCGCCATTGCCTTGGCAGCATTCGTCGCGCCCACGGCCACTGTGTTCAAGCTGGCTGCCACAGCGAGCGCGCCCTGCGCTCCGAAGAAGCCCGCCAGCGCCGCGCCGCCGATGATTATGCTGTCCGTCAGGCCATCGAGATTGTCGGCAAGGAAATCGATCGCAGCCGTCAGGGCGGCCGTGCCATCCTTGACGCGCCCGTTCGTGCCGATGAACTCGGTCAGCTTGTTCTGCAGGCGCGTCACTGCCTCGGCCGGGCCCTGGTCGAGCGTCTTGAACTCGGTGCGCAGCTTGCCGATCTGGCTGATCAGCGCATCGAACAGCACGCCGCCGGAGACATCGCCATCCGCGATCATCTTGCGCAGCTTGGCGACACTGCCGCCCGCGCCGTCGACACCGTCCGCAAAGGCCTGCGCCAGGCGCGGCGTGCCTTCGATGATCGAGTTGAATTCCTGCAGCTGCACGCGAGGGCTGGCAATCGCCTGGCTGAGCTGCGTGAAGGCGCCCTGCACGGCCGCGCCGCCTGTATTGGCCAGGCGCGCGCCCTTGGCGGCGGCCTCGCCGAATATCAGGACATCCGCCCCGGACTTTCCGAGATCCCGCGCTGATCGCGCGGCAGCGCCCGTCAGGCCGCCGAGCTCAGACAGCGGCGCGCGGGCATCGCTGGCAATCTTGTTCAGCGCGCTCGCCGATTGCTGCGCCGGGCCGAGCACATCGGTATATTGTTTCAGCGTGTTCGTGGTCGCCCGCCAGCTCGCCTCATATTCCAGCACTTCGCGCCCCGCCACGCCGACGCCGATCGCGACGATGGCCCGGCGCACATTGCGCGACATCTGCTCGGCCCGCTTCTCGACATTCGTCAGGCGCTTTGAGCCGGTCTTTTCGATGCCCCCCATCGTCTTGTCGAAGGATTTCAGCAGCCGGTTCTGCTGGCCTTCGATGCGGCGGGTATTCAGGGACAGTTCGGCAATCAGTGCCTGGATATTGTCATCAGCCATCAGCGTTGAACCATGCTATTGCATCCTCACGGGGCGGGGCCTCCACCGCCGGCCCTGTGGCCCCGTCAGGATTGTTGGCCGCGAGCCAGGCGTCGCGGAAGGCCACATATTCCCAGAATGTCAGCTCACTGATTTGCGAGGCGAATCCCATAATGAGCGCATTGCCCCATATCGCCGCGAAATCCATCCGGTCAGCCGGCTCAGCGGCTTTTTTCCCTCATCGGCCACCTTGCCGGAGACCGGGGCGTAGAGGCCGGACAGGAGCAGGGCCAGCGCGATCATGCGCTTCTCGGCAAAGGGAACAAAAACGGGCGCGTCGCCCGCGACGATCTGCTCTGCCAGGGCGAGATCCATCCCGCCCCCGCGCAGGCCGGCAATAAGCGCCATGTCGCTCCAGGACGGCAGGTCTTCTTCCGCTTCGAAGGCGCGCACCAGCGCGAGCGGATGCTTGCCGGTCCGCTCCTGCAGGAATTCAAGGGCCGGAATTGGCATCCGGCCCGTGAACGCCTGGCCGTCCAGCTCGAGGACAACCTCACCCTTGCGCATCAGGCCGGCGCGCCGACCGTGAAGGGCAGCGAGCCCGTGATCGTGAACGTGGTCGAGGCCGTGACAAGATCGGCATCGGCGGCGGTGAAGTCGAGCTGGGACGGGAAGCCCGCGCCTTGCCAGTAGCCGAGCACGGTCGTGCCATCGGCCGGGCTATAGACGACGATCCGCAGGTTGCGCGCTGCGCCGCCCTCTTCGATCCATTCATCGACTTCCGCAAAACTCGCCACCGAGAACTGCCCCTCGCCCGACAGCGTCGGCGGCGCGATGCTGGTCGGATAGGAAATGTCGGTTGTCAGGGCCAGGGGATCGGTGTCATCCGGCACGGGCGCCGTCGCGACATTGATCTGTTTCGAGATCGACTTGCTCGTGTTCAGCAGGCTGAGCTTGGTATAGGTGCCGGGCGTCACCTGGCTCTCGACGAGAATGGCGACGCGGCGGCCGATATCGGTGGGTGGCTGGGCCATGGGCGCAGCTCCTTTCTGTTGGTTTTCAGGAATGCCCGGAAACGCCTCCGGGCGGGCTTATCGGACCAGGCGTCAGGCCGCCGGCTCGAATCTCATGTCGAAATCCAGCACGCCATGGCGCACATTCTCGGCCGGGTCGCGCATATAGCGCTCCAGCACGTTGAACCCGTAAACCAGCCGGAAGCCAGGCACCGCGAAACCATTGTTCGCGCCTTCCTCATCGGTCACGGTCAGCGCGTCCAGCACCGCCCCGCCGATCCGCTTCAACAGCAGCATGCCGGGCTCGCGCGTCCAGACATGCACGCGCGGCGTCACAATCCGTGCCCCCAGGGCCCGCCGGAATCCGTCTTCGCCCGTCTGCAGCACGGGCAGCACGGTCCGGTCATCGACGGCCGAGACAACGCGAACCGGGTTCGCCCCGAACGCCGCCGCTATCCCGGCATGCCCCGCCAGCCAGAGGCCGAGACTGTCCTGGAAGGCCTCCGCCAGCGCGCCGAATTCAGCTGCCATTCTTGAAATTCCTTACGATGGCCTTCTTTGCCGCCCGGCTGATGCGCGCTCGGAAGCGCGACCGCAGGCGGCGGACATGGAAGAAGAAGTGCGGCGAGCCGGAATGGCCGAGCCAGCCGAATTCCTGCCACGTCCCGTAAAAGCCCTTGCCGCCGGATCCGCGCTTGGCGCCCTCGACAACGCGCCAGGCCTGCCCGTTACTGCCCTCAACCTCATAGGCGTCCAGCGTCTCTTCAAGATCGCCGCGCGCCTGCGGCACATCTGGCCCGATTGCCGCTTCCAGTTCGCGCGCATTGCGCTCAAGGACCGGCTTGAGATCATCCACGATGGCAGAGCCCAGCCGGGCGAGCTGGCGCTGGAAGCGCTCCCGGCCCTTGATGCGCACCTCGCCCATCAATCTGCGTCGCTGTCCGCATCAGGGCCGCCCGCGTCGGAAGTGTCTTCATCCAGCGGCGGCCAGGGCGTTGCCTTGCCGCTCGCCAGGGCCGCATCCGCCACCTGGACGGGCAGGCTCTGCGGCTCAGGGCCCGGAAAATAGTCGCGCATATGGCCGTGCCGCGTCGTGTCGGTCCATCTGGAGTGGAACACAACGTCCCGCGTCGCGGGCACGGCTTCAGGCACTGAAGAATCAGGCATTGACGGTTTCCTTTCCGTATTCACACAGGAGATAGATCCACCGGTCATGGCGCTCGGTATCGTCGACCTGCACCACATTGTAGCGCCGCCCGGTCCGGTCATTCAGCACGGTCCAGGATGTATCCACGCCCTCGAGCGCGATTTCGTAGCGCAGCACGATAACCACCCGGTCACCCGGCTGGCGTCCGCCGCCCGCATTCCGCTCCGCGCCGCCTGCCGGCAGGATCGCGGCGGGCCGCCGCTGCACCACAGGGTCCGGCGGCTCCATGTCCCTGACATATCCGTCCGCCAGCGGAACGGGCTTGAACAGGGAAACTCGCCGGTCAAGGGCAGCGGCCGTCTCGGTCCAGCCGGCAGGCTTCAGCATTGAAACCATGATCAGACCCTCTGCAGGCGGTAGGGCGCCAGCAGCGCGCGCGCGCCCATCGGCAGCTCGGTCGGCCGCGTGCCGGTGATGACCGCCTCGCTATGCTTGTAATAATGGCCGACCAGCAGGTGCATGGCCTGCTTGACAGCTTCGGGCACGGAATCGGCTTCCGCGCCATAGCCTGCCTTGAAATGCGCCGTGACGGCATCGGCCCGCACCGCCAGCGCCGGATTGACCCCGTCCCCAAGCACCAGGAAGGCCCCATGAGAATCAAAGTCGGTCCGGTAATCACCGGGATCCATCAGCACCTCGGCGCCGCCATCGGCCGGCCAGTAGCGCACCCCCTCGATGGACTGGACATTGCCGATCCCGAACCGGATACGGGACCATTTCGGGCCCCGAATGGCCCAGACCTGGTCGAGCAGGCAATTCCTGAGCACGCCCCACGGCCCGTCAAGATAGCTCGTCACCGCCGCGATCAGGCTCGCCAGCAGGGCATGGTCATCATCATGCGCGATCCGCAGGTTCTGCATGACCGACTCGATCGACAGGACCTTGTTGGTCGGCGCCGTGACAAGAAGCGGGCGCATGGATCAGCCCAGCCCGGCGAGATTCGGCTCGCCGGACGGTTCGCCCTTAGTCTCGGCTTCCGTTTCCGTTTCAGTTTCCGTTTCGGTTTCCGTCTCGGCTTCCGTTTCGAGCAGCAGGGCCGTCTCGGCCTCTGGCTTGCCTTTGCTCCTGCCCGTCCGGCCCGTCTTGCCATCCGTGCCGCGCTGGCTGACCGATTGAGGCGGCACGGATTTGGGCGCCGCCCCTTCCGGATAATCCTTGTCGGCGCCGACGGCCTTTGCCGCCTTCTCCAGTTCGGGCGGCAGCACATCGCCCGGCCGGTAAGTCACCGGATAGATCTTGCCTTTCGGCACACCGCGAAACACCTGCTTGACTTTCATTGCACCATTTTCCTTCTCTGTCCGGTTTTCAGTGGCTCTCAACAAAAGAGGGCGGGCCGCATGGCCCGCCCTCTAAATGTATCGCGTCAGTCTCCGCCCTAGGCGTTGATGGCGACGCGGTGATAACGGCCCCATTCCGGGTTCCACAGCCCGCCGCCGACACGCTTGGTCGTGTAGAACAGCACATAGGGCTTGGCCGTGTACGGATCGCGCAGGATGCGGATGCCGAGCCGGTCGAAGATCCGGTAGACCATCTCCATGTTGCCATAGAAGACGGGAATGGCGTCAGCCGCTACATCCGGCATGCCGGACAGTTCCATGACCGGAGATCCGAGCAGCGTCGATGGTTGGTTGGCCGCCAGTGTCGGCGCCCAGATCAGGTTGCCGTCGCCATCCTTCAGCTTCCGGACAACCGCCATCGTCTTGCGGTTCATATAGAATCCGGCGCCCTGCGACCGGTCGGACGGCAGGTCATATTGCAGGTCGATCAGGCCGTCGGTCGCCAGGGCTGCCGCCAGGCCGGAATTGACCTCGAGGATCGGGCCGAGCGGATGGCGCAAGGGCGCGGCAAGCGCCGCTTCCGTGGCCGCATCAAAGGTCAGCAGGCCGCGCGGCTTGTTCGTGCCGTCGCCGGAGAGGAAGGCCGTCCCTTCCTGCGTCGCGAACTCGGTCTCGACCTCACCGGACAGCCAGGCGGCAAAGTCAATCTCCGCATCGTCGAGCAGCTGCTGGGTTGCGCTCGGATTGGCATAGATCTCACCGAAGCTGTAGGCATAGGCCTTCAAGTCCGGTGAGGTCGTTTCTCCGCGCGCCGTCTCTTCGCCAACCCAGCCCGAACCGGCGCCATGCAGGTTGAACAGCTTGATGAAGCCCTGCCCGGTCACGTTCTGCTGGCTGGCAAAGCGCCTCATCGGCGTGATGTCCACCCGCGCATCGGTGATTGTGCGGTCCCATTCGATCGGGGCCAGGTGACCGCCCTTGTCGGCCGTGCCGACAGAACCGGCCGCATTGACCCGGTTGATCATTGTGGCCTGCAGGTCACCACGCGCGAGGCCGAGCTGGTCGAGCTGGCGCTCGCCATCGCCGGTCCGCATATAGGCGGCCCAGGCCTGTTGGTGAGCCTGCACCTCGGCCGAGACCTGCGAACCCGGTTCGCCGCGCGTGCCGAGCCGCAGCTGCTCGATGTCGGTATTCTGGGCATCGATGGCCGCCTGGATGTCGGACATGGCTGCCTGCAGGCGGTCTTCCTTTTCCTGCAGCAGCACGTCCTGGTCGGACGTGCGTTGCGTCATCGTGGCCCTGAATTCGTCAAAGGCCTGGTTGAGGGACTGGACAAGCGCCAGAGCGCTCGTGTCGGAGCGGACCGAGACAATGCCGCGGATCTCGCCGGTATGAAGATGGGCAGGTTTCATGCTGCTGCTTCCTTGATTTTGGTAATGAGGGATTGAACCGCAGCGTCAAAGCCGGGCTCGGTGGATGGATCCTCACGGGCAGCGCGCGGCTTGCCTTTCAGGTCCGAAAGAAGCGCGCGGCATTCTTTGCGGGTCAGATCCGGATTCTGTTTCTTGAGGGCCCAGGCCGCGCGGACTTCCGCCCGCTGCGCAATGCTGGCCGTCGGGTCACCGGTCTCAACCGGGGCATCGTCCAGCAGCGCATCGGCAAAGCCGGCATCGACTGCGGCGCTGCCGGTGAACCATGTCTCGGCATCCATCCAGGCCGCGACATCGGTTTCCGAAGCGCCCGTGCGCCGGGCATAGAGGCGCGCCATGGCCTCGTCGAATTGCCCCAGCGTATCGGAGACTTTCTCGAAATCATTGCGGTCGCCGATCGCGATCAGCCAGGCATTGTGGATCATGATCGAGGCATTGTCGCCGATCAGCAATTCATCGGCGGCCATGGCGATGACCGAGGCCGCCGAAGCTGCCAGCGATATAACCTTGACCGTCACGCGGCCCTTGTGCTCGCGCAGCAGGTTATAGATCGCGCCGCCCTCGAAATAATCGCCGCCGCGCGAATTGATCACCACCTCGACATCACCGGTCATGGTCTCCAGCTGGCGCGCCACGGATTTCGAGGTAACGCCGCCGCCGGTCCACCAATCCTCGCCGATCGTCTCATAGATCTCGATACGATTGCCGGCCTGGGCAGACGGCGCCCGCATCTGCGGCTGCCAGCGGGCCATGACATCATCACGCGGGCACCAGCTGAGCGTCTCGGATGCGGCGCCGGCCTCGAAGGCGGGCATGGCGGCAAGGCTCGCCATGAGGCGCAGGCCGGACGGCAGGAAGGATTTGGAATTAAGGTCGATGCGCATCATGTCAGTCTCCTTGTCGCGCGGCAGACGCCATGTTTGGCGGCGGATAGAAAATTCCCCCGGTGCCATCCGGGCGGGGCGGCATGCCCTCACGGGCGCGCACTTCGTCCGGATTCATCGCGCCGAACTGCAGCGCGCGGGTCCAGCCCGTCCAGCGTGTGGCGAAGTCGCCACGGATCAGGCCTGTGTCGTCGACCTTGGCTTCCAGCTTCATGTCATCGCCGAGCAGGTCGCGCTCGATGGCGCCCTCGAAGGCCTCGAACCAGTCGACCAGCGTATAGGTGCGAAAGCCGATCGAGATCTGTTCCATGCCGCCGCCGCCCAGCGCCGGAGCACCCTCCATGAAGCCGAGCAGGGCCGGAGGCACGCCGAGGAACATGGCGATTTCGATAATCGACAGCTTGCGCTGCTGGATGAATTCGGCATCCCGCGCTGACAGCTGCAGCTGCTTCATCTTGACACCCTGTTCGAGCACCAGCGTGCGGGTTGCCGGATCGGCGCCGCGATAATGGTCGATACTGTCGCGCAGGTTCTTCACGCCTTCGGCGCCGAGCTCATTGTCGGACTCAAGCACCGTGTCGAGGAAGTTGCCGTTCCGGAAGAACCGGCCCGCATGCTCCTGTCCCGCGTCGCCTATGCCCAGCACTTCCCGCGCATAGGACAGGACGGACCGGCCAAGCACGCCGTCGATCGACATGCCCCTGATATGCATCACCTGATCCTGCGCCAGGGTCATCCGCTGCCCGTCGCGCCGCGTGTAGGTATAGCGCAGGGCAAGATCGTCGAGCTGCTCGCAGGTGACATGGTCGGGATCCATCGGGATCAGCCGAAGCACCTGCCCGTCATTGAACCGGCTGCGCACCTTGTAGGAATAGCCATTGCCGCGCATCAGGACCGACAGCATCAGGTAGCGCTTGAAATCATACCCCGACTGCCAGCCATTCGGCTTGCGGTTGAGCAGCAGGTTCAGCGGATGATCCACCAGGACCTGCATCGAGGCCCGGTCACGGATATCGATGCGTGAGCCGGCCAGCACGCCGGTCAACAGGTTGACGCCCCGGTAGAACGCCGCCAGGCGCAGCGCGACATCACCTGTGACGGGCCGTCCGGTCGCGGCGACATTGCCGCCACCGGCGCGCAGGAATTCGGCGAGCTCCGGCGACGTGCCGAGCGCCCCTTCCGACCGCACATTCCCGGCCGCACCGGCCATCCACGAGCCGGTCATCCAGTCAATGACCGACGCAACAAACTTCCTGCTTTTTGCCATGATCAGATGACCAGCGCGCCGCGCGTCTTGTAGACGCTTTCGGAGATCGCTTCGCCATGGATCACGGGCGCCAGCGCATTGACGGCCGCCACCGCGCCATCGTTGCGTGCCGCCTTGGCATTCTTGAGAGGCCTGTATTGTCCGTTCACGTTATGCCTGACCTCCGTATTGGCGATGCACCAATTCATGATTTCGTGGCCCCCATGGACCAGCTCGCCGGCATGAACCTTCCGGCTGAATTCTGCCGTCGGCTGGGCCAGGACGGTGATTGTCTGCGGTACTTCCACGCAATGAATTCCAGCCTTCATGATGTGCTGGATCATCTGGTGGGCGAACGCCTTGTCATATCCGAGCGCCTGCACATCAAAATGTGACAGTGTGCTGATGATGTCTTTCTCGATGAAATCGAAGTCGACCGTATTGCCCGGCGTTTCTACCAGCAGCCCCTGCCCGATCCATTTCGGATAGGACACCGTATCGCCCGTTTCGCGCACGCGGGCATACTCGCCTGCGCACCAGAATTTCGAGCCAACCACCCACTTGCCGGGATAGAGATCGTTTTCCGGCTCGAACAGAAGGACGAGGGCCGAGAGGTCGCGCTCAAGCGCCATGTCGAGACCGGCCCAGCACTTGGCGCCTTTCAGGCGGCCAAAGTCGACTTGCCGCTCGCAACTGCCCCAGGTCTCTTTCCGGATCCATCCGGACACGCTGTCCGTCCACAGGTTGAGACGCAGCCGCTTGAAGCTGTTTTCCTCGGCCGGACGGCCATAGGCCTTGCGGAAGGCCTTGCGAAGCGCCGACAGTTTCGGCGCGCCATAGGCCAGGCCCGGATTGGCCTTGACCCAGCTGGCTTCGTCCTTCCAGTCGTCGCCCGGCCCCAGCGCGTAGATCCGCACATAGAGGTCGGGCTGGTAGACCAGGCCGCGCGCGACCTGCATCGCCCGCAGGTGAAGCTCGCCGCACAGCGTTTCCAGGTCGTGGCCGGCCGTCGTGATGAACACGAATAGTGGCTGGTTACGCGCGCCGTCTGCCGAGGTAATCGCCTCATACTGGTCGCGCTTTTTCCACTCATGCACCTCGTCCCCAATGGCGCCGGACGGGTTGAGGCCGTGCTGGTTCTTGGTCCCCATCGCTACGAACTTTGAATCCGAGCGCGGATGGTTCATGACAAATTTGAGCACATCGATCTGCTCGCCCAGCGCCGGATTGAGCTCCACCATGGCGGCGGCATCATCATAGACCAGCGCCGCCTGGTCGCGGCTGCCGGCAACGGCATAGACTTCGGCGGCTGGCTCGCGGTCGCCGACCATCAGGTAGAGCGCGATCGCGGCGGCAAGGGTCGATTTGCCGTTCTTCCGCGCGATCTCGACCCAGGCTTCAGTGAACCGGCGGAAGCCTTCCGGCGTCTTCCAGCCGAATATCTGCCGGATGATCTTGCGCTGCCAGCGCGCCAGCTTCAGCTTCTGCCCGCGCCACTGGCCTTTCTTGTGGACGCAGAATGTCTCGATCCAGCGGATGACGCGCTCGCCGGCATAGCGGTCGAAGAACCAGCTATTGCCATGCGTATCGGTAAAGCCCCAGATCCGCCGGTACTGGGCAAGGCGCTCGACCTCGCGGCCGAGCTGCCGGACACTCTTTTCGGCCGCCTTGGCCTTGTGCTCAAGCGGCCGCACCTGGTCAGCCTGCGCGCCGCGTTCCCTCAGCCGGTCTGCTTCGCTGCGAAACGAGGCGCACGTCTTCGCCAGCTTGTCCCGGCGTGCCTCCAGCTCCCCGATCCGGTGGCGCACTTCGGCGTGGGCTTCCCCGAACGCCCGCGCCGCCTCAGTTGAAGGATGTAGGGTCAGCGCGGTCTGACTGATCGTCTCCGCCATACCCGCCATCCGTGAATAGGTCTGCGCTGCCGCCGCCCTGCACGCCCTTGGAAATCAGGTTGGCGCGGGCGAGCGGCGAGCGGGCCAGCCGGTCTTCCAGCATCCGGATCTCCGGCAGCAGGGCCCGCTGGTATTTTGATTCAGGGCGCTCGCGCTCCAGGTAGGTCACCGTGCCTTCCTTGTGCTGGAACGTGGTCGGCACCTGGTAATAGCGCCCGCCCTTCTCGGCCAGGCGGTGCTCGGCTTCCCAATAGTCGCCGACCAGCTGGCAGTAGCGCATCCAGACCGTGCGGTCGGTATTCTTCAGCCGGCCAGAGCGCAGCATGCCCTGCGTTTCGGAGGTCCAGACCCGCTGGCCGAACGCGCTCAGCTCTTGCGGCGCGCCACCATCGATCAGGACATCGTCAGGTATCACGGCGCTGGCGGCCGTATCATCCGCTCCTTCCATGACAACCTCTCAAAAAAAAATCCTCCGCAAAAACCCTCCGCAGAGAAACATTGAC